CTCCGTGTTGTTTAACGAAATTAGTCCATAGAATTCTATTAGGACAGTAGAACCAGAAGATTTCCAGGTACATGTTGTCCATAACTGGAAAGATCGGGGTTGCGAGCCGCGCAAATGCAGAACAGTTAATGTTAAACGTGTCGCCGGGTACCACATCGTCTATGTAGAAGGGTACTAGATAACCTTCGTCGAATGTGTGTTTGTGTCGCGATACACGTTTGAATTGAGACCTAGGTCTCTGCATTTCTGGTAGAAGGGAAAAGTGGTTTTGGTCGTTAGATTGTAACATAGTTTTTTCTCCTCGAAAAAATGCCCCGGAAGGACTAACCGGCGCAATAAAGTTAGTTGGTTGTCTTAAGAAATTTTGAAATCTTGCACAAGTCCAACTGCTACTTTTGACTCGTACATTTGAATTGATCCGGATTTAGCGTCGTAGTCGGCAATCTCGAAGAGTGTGAAGTCTTGAGGATGTTTGGCCCATACGGCTTGGCCTGTTTGGATTCCTTCTTGGACTTCGCGGATAACTTTACCGCGATTTTCGTCGATGAAGGGAGGTCCGTAGGTTTGGCTTTTTGAGTCTTTGAATACGAATACTTTATGGCTTGAATCGGTTTGGTTCATCTTTAATCCTTTTTTGTCGTTGATAGTTAAACGTTTTCCCTTCTGTTATTGCACGGCGAAGGGGTCCGTCGCCTTTTTCAATATTTTCAGCACGCTGTTTTAGCATGGTCAACCTTTTTTGTTGAGACCATGCGGCATATTTTTCTGGATACCAGTCTTTGATTTTGTTGATGAAGTATCGGGGGATTCTATAATCTCCCGAATGAGTTTTAATTGATCCAACCGCAAGTACTTCTTTCCAGTACTTTCTGATCCAAGTTTCTCCAATACCTTTGCCAAAGCGTCCGTATTGTTTTTTTTGATGGCCATCGTTTTCGTCCTTTTCGTCCATGTAGTCTGTTACGTATGAGCCCACGTAGAGGGCTAGGTCGAAGTTCACTGGTTCGACTTGAACTATTCCTTTTTTCCATATCGCCTGGAGGCTTTTCGAGGTGTGTATTGGGTTCCCTTTCTTCGAATAATGACCAGTGAATTCGATGTCGTGGAAGTTATGGTTGAAGATGATGGCATGGAAGTGTTTCCTTCCAAATGTGTCTCCGTATTCTCCGCACATTACTTGTTTGATTTTTTTGAAAGTTACGGACCGGGTCCGAACTTTCCCTTTTCGCAGTTTCTGCGGATAAAGTGAATGTCTTGCTTCGCAGAATTCTCTGCGGAAGTTTTTCATGAACTGTACCCAGTCATCGTGAACGAGGTCAGTGGACCCTAAGTTCTCGGGTGAGTAGGTGAGAGTGATGAAGTGTGAGGCCTGTGGCCAGGATTCGGATTCGAGCATGATCCGAACGGCTTTTGAGTACCGTTGTTCGATTCGGCAAAGTTCGCACTTGCCGCAAGGTACGTCGATTGTTGGTAATTCGTTTTGATCTAGATAGCGTTCGCGGAACTCTTTTTCTTGTTTTCTAGGTCCTGCGAATTTATACTCATACCCAGTAAAGTGCATGAGATTCGGTCTGGAACACCCCACGTTTCAGGCCGTTTTTTTTATAGACGAATGCCGCCGCGCATGCCGGGGCTATTCGCGTTGTTGATTTTTTTAGGTGTTGCGTTTTTTTTGAAGCTGCTCTTTGAGGAGCTTTTTGACATTTTGTTTCGATAACCCATGGGTTTATCTCCTTTTGTTAATTGACTCAGTCCATTAACGGCGCTTGTTGTTAAGAACACAAGCTTTTTGTGACTTTTTTTGGAAAAGTCACTTAGCACAAATAATAACAAGTAGTGTGATTTGTGCTCCCCCTCCCTTTGGTTCCCTCCCCCGTGTTCGGTGGAGGGGTGATTAGAGTTAGTAATAGAGGTATAGAGAGAAGTATACCTGGGGCTGGGGGCCTACGCCCCCCCCCCAGACCCCAGCCCTGGTGGAGGTCGCTGAGTCCCTGGCAATTGCATGTTCGCTCACGGGCCAGGTGACTCACTCCTCGGATGTGGGTGGCTAAACGCCCCCACGGCCCGCTGGCCTACCCCCATTATGCGGCGGATCAAAGATCCGCCGAACGAGGCACCATAAGTACCATCTGCACTCGTGATTTTTTATTTTTGTATGATTTTATTGATTTTTATTCGCGCGCGCGGAAGCACGCACGCGTTTATTTTTAAATATTTCATATTTTTTTATTTTTTGATGAGGCGCCCGATGGGCTTAGGCCCCGCTTGTTTACAAGCGAGGCCCTTTTTGCCGCTGATGGCGGATGATTAAGTTGATGATCGTCTGCGCGATCACAGGGATGATGACTTGCCAGTCCATCCCTATTCTTCGGTTGGACTTACGTCAACCTTGAGTTTTTTAGGACTACCGTCCTTTTTTGAGCCTGGAGATGGCTCTTGTTGTTTAGGGGGTGAATCTTTTTCAAAGATTCCCCATTTTTGGCAGAATGTTTTATTTTCGGGCTCTTGAATAAATTCGAAGAAGCCCTCGATTGAGTTTCCTGCCTTTTTTCGCACTTCCGCTGGAAGTTGCTCAAATGTTTGTTGAGCCTTTGCGGCTCTGTTTAAATTTTCTGCTACGTTGAAGATTTCTGTGAAATCTCCGTAGCGTTCTTGAAGATTACGCACCTGGTCAGGAGAGCCAGTTGCTTGTTGGGATTTAGCGATATTGTTTATATCGCATGATGCTTGAAAGTGTGTTTGCACTTTCGATTCTTCCCCGCACTCAGTGGTGACGGGGAATTTAGGATCTTGTTTACCACGTACTACGGGTTGAGATCCTTTGAAGAGTTTTGCAGCGTCGAATGACATAGTATTCTCCTAGTATTTGTAAGATTTGTTGAAAACTGGCGGAGCAGTTTGTTCTTGGTTTCTACGTTTTTTTACGGACTCCTTCATGGAGTCGTAACCTTTTTTTACAGCTTCGCTTCCCGACTTCATGCCTTCGTCTATTTTTTGCCAGAAGGTAGCTGAAGGGGAAAGGATAGCTGTTTCTTTTTTAGTTTTATCAAAAACACTTCCGCTGTACATTTCATTTCCTAATTCAATTGCCTTTTCTTTTGGTGTCATAATTTCTATTTATTTAAAAGTTCTTTTGTCCATTGTGTAGCCATAGCGATAGCAATCCCTTGAAAAGTTTTACTTCTTAATGTTCTTCTTTGTTCGGGTGTTTTTGCATCTTTCAAAGCCTGGTAATACCACATTGGCATTCTTTTATTTTCGCCTTTTTTACTTGTAAATTCAAAGAACTCACCTTTTTCTACAATATCAGTAGGTTCTAATTTTGGCAAGTTTTTCAACCATAAACAAGTACTTTTTTGTGCTTTATCGCCAAACTGCCAGGGCTGTATAATTTGGTCAGGTTTTCTATATTTACCACTCATAATTCCGATAGGGTTTTCAATTGCTATTTTCATTATAGGTGCATTTATCAAATCCATAAAAAATTGAATACTTTTTTGTTGGCTACCATCAGCAATTTTTCTTTCAAAATGTCTTGCGCCACTTACAGCTAAATCTGTGCAAGGAGGAAATGCAATCATCATATCCCAACCATCGTGCATAACATCAAAAACGCTTTTTTGTAAATGCCATTCAGGATGTCCACCGCTACACGGTAATAAATCACAAGAAAAAGCCTCGTGTCCTAATAATCTTAATTCTTTCGTTACTGCCTGGCTTTCTTCACAAGCTACTAATATTTTCATAATTTCTATTTATTTTATCGTGTCATTAAATACATCATCTTTATCTCGTAATTTTCAAACCCCATTTTCTTAGCATATTTATCAGCTAAATCAGGAGTTTTAAAATGTTTAAATGTTAAATCTTCGTTTCCTTTACGAATGAAATAAACCTCTGGGTAACGTTTAATTTTTGTCATATTTTTAGTAATAAAGTTCATTAATTAAATAGTCTATATTAATTTTTGCGTCATCAATCGAAATATCGTGTCGTATAGGACAATCACAATCATTTTCGTTGTAGTACTCGTAATTTAAATAACAATTATTTTCGTAATTGTATTCATTTTTTTGGATAATCCATCCTTTGTAAATTGTTTTCATAATTTCTATTTATTTAAAAGTTCTGGGTTTTCGTATATGTTTCCGATTATTTCAATATTTTCAACAAAATACAAACTTACCGGGAAAGATGTTATTCTATCGTCTTTTTGTGATTCAGCAAAATATCCATTTAAAGTCCATACAACAACGCTTGTTTTATTTTCTGGATTTTCTAAAATATCACCCTCATAAATATCAATCCCTTTTTTGTCTTTTAATCCTGTGAATTGCATTAATTTAAAGTGTTTAATATTCCAAACATCTTTATTTTCTTTGCTTTCAAAACCAATCATTTTATCCTCTAAATGTAAGTCAGTAACACTTACAATTTCTTTTAAATCTGCAAGCCACGCTCTAAACTTAATTTCTCTCATAATTTCTATTTATTTAATTTTCTCAAAGATAGTCTTTATATCAATTGCTATAACATAATGATATAATTTATATTAATTCTAAATAAAAACCCACCGTTTAAAGTGGGTTAATAAGTG